GCAACATCTTTAATGGAAGTTCCTAGAAATTGAGATGCAATATTATTAAGACCGCCACCAAGGTTGCCACCCGACAATGAACTCATCATACCAGCACCAGTCGATTGAAGCAAATCTGGAATATTTCCAACATCTGCACCACCCGCAAAAGAATTCAATTTAGCCGCAATCGTCTCAACGAACGGATCGCGCTCAAAGCCATTTATTCGTAGATCAGTTGCATCAACAAGCGCCTTGGGAAATGGCAATTCGATGGCATTTGCAGACCTCAAACCTACGCCAGAAGCTCTGCCATCACGAGTGACTAAAGTTGCCTCACGACTATTAAAACCATCTGCATATTTAGAATAATCGTACTTCTTAAATACCATCAACATACTGTGTGGATGGGGCTGTGCTGGAAATGATTGATAAGAAGTCTTGCTTTCGCCAGATTTACGTCTCTCGTAAACTTCTGGCCTGTTATGTTTTGTACCGCCGAACATTAGAATCCCTGCCTGTTTTCTTATAAATACTATTGTATAAGTCTATTTATATAACACTGAGAGGTTAATTTTATTATATCATGGCACATAGTGGTAGATTTCGTCCAAAAAACCCTTCTAAATACAAGGGCGACCCTACAAAGATCATTTATCGGTCTATGTGGGAGTTCAAATTTTTTAGATATGTGGATATTCACCCTGATGTATTGTGGTGGCAGTCGGAAGAAGTTGTAGTTCCTTACATGTCTCCTATTGACGGAAGACGCCATAGGTACTATCCTGATGTAATTGTCAACAAGAAAACTGGTGATGGCACGTCTGCAACTATAATGATTGAGATTAAACCTTATGCACAAACAAGACCACCTGATAGGTCTAAGAAGAACGCTACCAAGACTGGTAGGATATCAAGGAAGTATTTGAATGAGGTTAAGACATTTGGAATTAATGATGCAAAATGGAAAGCCGCTAGAAAATTCTGCGCTCAGCGTGGATGGCAATTTGTTATTTACACAGAAAAAGAACTGGGAATAAAATAAAATGGTAGCAAAAGTATTCGACGATATCCTCTTGAAAGGTATTAGATCAGGACAAATGCCTGCTCGTACCCAAGAAGCACGTAAGTGGTATCGTGATCAAGCCGCAACCGTTTCGAAGGCACAAGCTGAGGGAACAAAGCTAATCAAAGAGATGGGCAGAGATCGTTATGAAAACAGATTTAGATTAGGTAACATGTATACATTCATGTATGATCCTAAGCATAAAGGTGACAAATCTAAATTACCATATTATGATAACTATCCGCTAATTTTTCCCATAAATAAAGCAAAGGGTGGGTTCTTAGGGATCAACCTACACTATTTACCACCTGTGTTAAGAGCAAAGTTAATGGATGCTCTATACGACACGGCGAACAACAAGAATTATACAGAAGCGACTAAACTAAAGATAAATTATGATATACTATCGGGCGCGGCAAAGTTTAACATGTTTAAGCCCACGGTGAAGCACTACTTGATGAGCCAAGTAAGAACAAAGTTTGTTTACATCCAACCTACTGAGTGGGATATCGCATTGTTCTTACCAAGCCAAAAGTTTGTTGGAGCTACCAAAGCACAAGTCTGGAAAGATTCCAGAGCTATCATAAAGGGCAGATAATGGCGTTTAGCATATCAGATTTTAAAACACAGATGGATCGCTTTGGCGGTCCTTCACGCAGTTCGCTATTCGAAGTTACGATTGTCAATTTTCCGTTCAACACATCTTCGGCTGATTCTAGGGACTTAACATTCTTTTGCAAGAACGTAGCTATCCCAGGTCTTACTATTGGTATGGCGTCATACGAAGCAGTAGCACAACAACGAAAGATGATGCCACAAAGTTTAAACCCAGAACCAGTACAAGCAATCTTTATGTTAGACTCTGATGCACAGATGCTAACATTCTTCCATTCGTGGGCGCAGATGATTGTCAACTACAGTACAGCAGGTGGTAATTTTTCCCAAGTTAATGGGATGCTTCCATTTGAAGTCGGATACAAAGATGAGTATGCGTGTAGAATTGTGATCAAACATTATTCTGCCGATTACCTTGAGACTGGTAGGTTCTATGAGACTATTTTGGATGGAGCATTTCCTGGTATGATGGGAGATGTGGACTTAGCATGGGAAAACACTGATAGTTTTGCTGTTCTTCCAGTTAGCTTCCAATACGATAGAATACAATTATCTGGTGAGAGAATTGGCTCTCCTTCATCACGTTTCAATCGTGGTAATGGAATTATCGACCTAATCGACAATATTGGGCAATTGGGTCAGATGGTGGGTGCGAACCTAGTACCACGTGGAATACAAGACGCAGTGAACAAGTTCACTAAAATAAACAATGACTTTGACAATGTATCAAGAAAAGCCAACCAAATCGGTAATTTGGCTCAGCGTACATTCGGAACTAGATAATATGAGAGGATATATATATCATGGCACTACCTAAAATCGATCTACCTATATTTGAGACGAAACTTCCGTCCACACAAGAAAAAATCCAATACAGACCGTTTACTGTAAAGGAAGAAAAAATTATGTTGGTTGCTAATGAATCTGAAGATGCCATGCAACAAGTTTTGGCAGTTAAACAGATTGTTAATAACTGTGTATTGAACAAAGACATTTCTGAAATCGCAATGTTTGACTTAGAGTATATGTTATTGCTTCTAAGAGCTAGATCAGTAGACAATGAAGTTGCGTTTGAAGTTGTTGATCCCGACACGTCAGAAGAGGTTAGACTTACGCTAGACATTGATACTATAACAATCGAAATTGACGAAGCACACACTAAGAAAGTTCCGATCAATGATCAATACACGTTGATGCTGAAGTATCCCAGTATCGATGAGTTTATTAAAATCACGTCAATCGATACAAATGATCCACTAGCAAGCTACCATATTATGATTTCATGCCTAGATGCAGTTGTGTCTGACGATGAAGTTCACAGCTTTAAAGACTATACTGACAAAGAAGTTGATGATTTCATGGAGAATGTTAGTGGTGAAGTTGTTAAGGGCATCCAAAAGTTTTTTGATAGTATGCCAAAACTAAGACATACTATGCCGTACACTAATAAAAATGGGGATGAGAAAACATTTGTTGTGGAGGGTATTCGCAGTTTTTTTATCTAGCGCTGTGTCACATAAAGTTGAGCGATTACTATACAATGATGTTCTCCATGGCACAGCATCATAAATACTCAATAACGGAGCTAGAAAGCATGATGCCGTATGAACGTGATTTGTATTTTGGAATGTTAATCGATTATTTAGAACAACAAAAAGAAAATAATAAGTAGGAAGCAAATGGCAAGTACGAAAGTTTCACCTGAGACTCAGGCAATCATAGACAAGCTAACAAGCGAAGGCGAGTTAATTCGTAATCGTGGAGTTAACTCTGTACGCACATTAAGCATGAAGTTGGAAAAATTTGATGGTTTGTTTTCTTCTATTCAAAATAATATGAAAGAGCAAACATCGCTGCTGGAACAACAGGCTGGCCTTACTGAACGTGCTGAGGCTAGGTTAAAAAATCAAGAGCAATTTGATGAACTCGAAAGAGAAAAAGCCCCACCTTCTGTTGATACTGGAGAAAACAAAGGACGTGACGATACGAAAATTAATGCTATGGGCGATGCAATTGGAAAAGCATTTACTATGCAAAGTCTCAAGAATGTTGCAATGTTGGCTGGTGGTGCGTTTATTGGCTACAACTTAATCAAAGGTGCTATTGATGAGAAAACTAATGGTGGTTTCTCTGCATTTGAAACTAACGTAGGTGCGTTTGCTAGGGGTTTAGGCGACCTTGATATGGAAGAAATTAAAACCACTTTCAATACACTAACAACATCTATTGCTGGGATAGCGGCAAGCTTGACATCACTTACGTCAGTGATCGAAAAGATTACGAGCATTGATTGGGAGACAATCGTAAGTGGTGTGTTGAAAAGCATTGGATTGTTGACTGCGTACAACCTAACAATGAAAGCCGCCATTATGCTTATGGGCGCAAACTCATTGTTTGGCGGTAAAGCTAGATTTTTTAAAGCATTACTTGGGGCTGGGGTTGGCGTAGCCACTCTCAACAGTTTGGTTGACACAGATGCAGACAGAACTAAAGTTACAGAAGCCGACGCTAATAGAAGAGGTAAACTGACCCCAAACCAAAGAGCGGCTTTGGCTGGTACAGGGGCATATGCAGTCGAAACAGCACCAAGAGTAAATATGGAAGCACCAAGACAACCAAACTTCACTTACGACCCAGAGAGTGATGTTTATAGAAGTACCAAGCCTGGAAATAAAATTCTAACTGGCAATGCAAGAGTAGCGGCTGAAAACTCAAGACTACGAACATTCCAACCACCTACACTAAACATGCCAGATAGAATTCCAAGTGGCGCATTCACCATACCAAAAATAACACCACCGTCACCAAGAGTTGTTGCAGATGCATTCCTAGAAGCAAACAAAAGACAAATCATGGCATCGGCAATTAAGAAAGTTCCTGGCGCCATCGCAAAATCTTTCCCAGTTGTGGGTACATTACTTGGTTTAGGGTTTATGGTTTGGAGCATTTCGAAAGGTGATTTTACATCAGCCGCACTTGAAGGTGGTAGCCTTGCCGCTCCATCTTTATCAGGACTACCATTGGATATGGCGGCTGTTGGTACTTCAATTTTCCACGAAGTAACTGGCGAAAATTACTTGCACACTGAACATGATAGATTAATTATGTTAGGCATCATGGAAACTGTACACGAAGCTTATATTCAATATATGGAAGATAAAGACCAAGAAAGAAAAAGAGCCTTTAACGCATTACCAGAAAGTGAACGTGCGGCGATTACTGCGGAACAGGAATATATTGCTGGTGGTGGAACACCTGGTGGGCGTATGTTTGAAAGAGGAAACACTAGTATCGGTTCGATGTCTTTAGGTAGCTATAACGGTCCCGATAACACTCTTAACCAAAGCCCATATTTTAAAGGCAACTATTTCCAAGCGCAGGATGGAAGTATCTATTTCCAATCATCCCCATTGAGTGGTGGTGGTATGGCTAGACGGATAGGTTCAATATCAGAACTTTCGGCATCACCTACAGTCATTCTTAACGCACCACAGAACAATCCAGTTACAGTAAACAATGTACAAGGTGCGCAAACTCAAAACAGTTTGTCAGTCTCTGGTGGTGGATCAGGATCAAACGGCAATTCAACCTTTGGATTGCCTTACTTCGCAAATTAAAAAAAGGGGGCGCTAAGCCCCCTCTTCTTTATGTTGACGCATGAATATGCGCCCTAAGTTTATCTGCCATCTTGGCAAAGTATTTACCACCCGCATAGATGGTTGGTTCGTCATCCCAATGGCCTTCACGATAATCAATATCGGCACGATTGTCGAGATCAGCACGGAACTCTTTCAGCACATCAACGTCTACCATCGTAGACTTCTTGACCTTGCCTTCCAAGAATTCTTCAAGGAACTCAACGTAGCTGTCACACAGAGACTTAGGCTCAATGCCTTCAGAACACTCAATGAAGTTTGACAGTTCACTATACACATAGTCTTTCTGACCACGCATAATAATACCAAAAGGGATTTTTTTACTCATACTCGTACTCCTTACCGTACTTGAATATCGATTTGATTAACAAGGTCTTCAACAAAAATGTCGGTTACCTTATTATCGGTGATTTCTATTTCTCCACCTTTTTCTTTCCGCACCCGAACGAATGCGATGTCATAAAGATCAGAGCCGTTCAGTGTGATTCGAACTTCGCCCTTCCATCCAACCATACCACTAGTTTTGAACTTAAGACCTTCACGCAAAGCAACTTTGTTTTTAGTACCCCAAGCCCAAAAGGCCATTGGGTCAAGACATTTGATTTGGTCGTTGATGATATTTGCGATTGACATGTTTAGAACTCTCTCTGATTCTGTTTACTACTTAAATTAACAAATTGAGAAGGGGGTGTCAACCCCCTATTTTTATGCGGCTTCCAACATTGAGAATGGAACAGTGTAACGTGAGCCACGCATAGACACTACAGCTTTCTTAGGGTTCATCTTTTCGATCACGCCCTGAGTACGCTTTGTTTTCTGGACAACCCAAACTGAGTCACCGACATTGAAAGTAGCTTGAGCGCTGATCGCTTTAATCTGTTGAGCGATGTTCATGATCTGTGACAACTCTGTTTGTGTCATTGTCATCATTGCGTTTTTGATTTCTGATACGTTCATTTTGATGTCCTTTCAAAGACTTTCTTTAACTTACTCTTACGTTATAGAATCAAAGAAGGGTGCTGTCAAGCACTAAATGAACTTTTATTATTAAATCGTTTGTGCAAGAAGATTGACTGCATTATCGAAGTCTTTTGCGTTCTTGGCATAAGCGGCACATTTCCACAGATCAGCCAAAGTCATATCTTCTGCTAATGCATTAGCAATTGCACCTCTAACATAATCCATATCTGATAATGTCATCTCACTCTCCGTAAATAATTTTAAATTTGGAGTCAAGCCAGGGAATTGAACCCTGCCACAGCGGTGACTCGTGACGCCTAGTCGTGTCTTTTGCTGTTAGCAAACCTGCGCTGACTTAGATGATCTGATAGATCACTGATAAACATTTAATTGTTACGAATAGTAAACAAACCCCAAACAAGAATGGTACTAAAAATGCAATTGAACCATCTTCTTTCCTACGTATGAATGTAGCATATACAAGATATGAACCAAAGATAGATGTTGATGTTGCTAAGATAAGTAACATTAATATTGTTGCTATTGTCCATTGGGACATTACTATAACAACTATAACGACTAATGCAAATGATGATAGTAGATACAATCTTTTCATATTAAAACCTTTTAAACGAATCATTTAATATCATAAGGGTTAACCCTATTATACCATACTATTAAACACTTGTCAAGTCTTTTTTTACTTGTAATTGATAAATTTATCTGGGCTTTTGAAATTCTTCTTGCGCATAATTGTTTTCATAACAACATCAAACTCATCGTTCTTTGCGTCGTATGTAACTGCCACAGGAATATTCAAATCTTTTTGGATGTCTTTAAGAACAGCTTCAGCACCTGCAACGCCCTTCAAAGACTTACCTTTCTGTGCGTAAACTTTCTTGATGAAGTCAGCCAATTCCTTGAGTGTGATGCAAGGTGTGTTGCGCTCATCACTCATACGATCACCAAAGTGACGTGTGAAGTTAAAGTCAATGTCATACTTCTTGAAGAGTTGATCGACAATCTTTTCAAACTGCTTGATTTGCTTCATGCCGATCAGATCGCATGATTTAGTTTCAGCTTCTGCTAAGTGTTGTTTAAAATTTTTCATTTCAATCTTCCAAAATTAGGATTATTTAAGTCAGCCCCAGCTTTTTTGAGTTTTTGCTTAAGTTCTGCCATATTCTTTGCTTCCATATCGAAATTACCAGCATCGATATAGTAGCCCTTTCCGTCCTTATAAACTTTTATTTCATAGTCACTTCTTCTAGTGTCAAATGAAGCAATAGGTCTACCTGTGCCTTCTGCTAGGTGTTCTTTAAATGATTGCATTAATCTACCCAACTTATGGATTTCGGAACGTATGCTTGGATTTTTCTACGAAGTTCCATATTAATTTTACCCTCTGGTGTGGTTGGTTTGCCCTTGCGCTTAACGTAGAAGTAATTCGCATCTTTGATATATGCACCGCCCTTGCCAGACTTGACAAAATCAGCATCAACACCAACTTTATTGAATGCAAACACGATGTCTCCGTCCATATACTTCTTAAGACCTTTGCCCATGTTCACAATGTCATTCATTGTGTTGGAAGCACCATGCTGGGCCTCGCGCATCGCCATGCCGTCGTTGAGGCCGTCGTGGTAGGCGCAGAGGCGCCACGAGCGGGCCAGGTCGAGGTGTTGGCAGCCGCACGGGTACACGGCACCGTCGAAGTTGCCTGCGGCGAGCTGGCGGCGGATGTGGGCGGTGACGGCGGGGTCGACAGCCTGCTCGGGCAGGGGGCTCATGGGACGGGCACCAGGCGGATCACGGCACCGGACCAGCCGATGACCTCGAGCTTCAATGCGTACACCGAACAGATCAGCGCGTCGTCACGGATCAGACCGGAGGTCGTCAACGCATCTCCGGTCGAACGGATCAGCTTGTCCAGGTCCGGTGCGGTCGTCTTCGACGCGATGCCGAGCGAGCGCACGGCGGCGCGCCGTGACTTGGGCATGGGGAACCGGAAGCACACCTCCATGTGCAACGGCTCGTCGTACTGGCCGACGTCAGCGGCGATGTCACGGGCCGCCT